CTGCAGATTGGTTATATGCATCCTATTTTGAAGGAGCCCCAGGCACTTCAGATTGGGCTGTAAGCCAAGATGGTGCAAACGTCAACGATGAGCTACACGTTGTAGTTATTGACCATGATGGTCTTATCAGTGGTACTAAAGGAACTGTATTAGAAACTTTTGGTTTCTTATCACAGGCTTCTGATGCAAAAGACATTAATGGAACTTCATTATACTATAAAGAAGTAATTAATAGACAATCACAGTGGATATGGTTTGGTGCGGCAGCAGCAGAACATAGCAGAAGTGGTAACACTATTGCTGCAGTTAAAGCATTGGCTGCTTCTACTGATCCAGCAATTGGTGCTGGTGTATTCCAAACTTCAGATACAATTCTATCAGACGACCTATCAGGTGGTTTAGATGGAAGTGATATCGGCGCTTCTGAAATTAATTCAGGTTTTGATTTATTTAAAGATTTAGATACAGTTGATGTATCACTTCTTTTTGCAGTACCTGATGCAGACGGCTCAGATTTAATTGGTGAAAAACTAATTGAAGTTTGTGAACACAGAAAAGATTGTATGGCATTCATCTCTCCACCTATTGCAGATACACAAGGAGTTGCCTCAGCAACTGCAGTAACTAATGTAATAGCTTATAAAGCAGCTTTAACAGCTTCTTCTTATGCAGCTATAGATAGTGGAGCAATTTATGTCTATAACAAGTATGCTGATCAATATGTTTGGATCGGTGCATCTGGTTTAGTAGCAGGTCTAGCAGTTAATGCTGATAATGTTGCAGATGCATGGTTCTCACCAGCAGGTGTAAATAGAGGTCAACTCCGAGGAGTAACTAAGTTGGCTTACAACCCAACTCAAGCACAGAGAGATTCACTCTATGTAGCAAAAGTTAATCCTTTAGTATCTCTTCCTGGACAAGGAACAATACTATTTGGAGATAAAACTCTAGCATCTAGAGCATCAGCATTCGATAGAATCAACGTTAGAAGATTATTTATCGTATTAGAGAAAGCAATTAGTACTGCTGCTAAAGCACAACTATTTGAATTCAACGATGAATTTACAAGAGCACAGTTTAGAAACTTAGTCGAACCCTTTATGAGGGACGTAAAAGGCAGAAGAGGAGTTACAGACTTCTTAGTAGTATGTGACGAAACAAACAATACACCAGCCGTTGTGGATGGTAATAAGTTTGTTGCAGACATCTATGTTAAGCCAACTAGGTCTATCAACTTTATTACATTGAACTTTGTAGCAACCAGATCAGGAGTTGAATTCTCCGAGATCGCAGGACAATAATAGGAGAAGGACATGGCAATTTTAGGAATTGATGATTTTAAATCAAGACTAACCGGTGGCGGTGCTAGGGCAAATATGTTCAAAGCAACAGTTAATTTCCCTGGATACGCTGAAGGTGATGTTGAACTGACTTCTTTCTTATGTAAAGCTGCTCAGCTACCTGCTTCAATTTTATCCCCAGTGGAAATTCCATTTAGAGGAAGAAAGTTGATTATGGCTGGCGACAGAACATTCGAACCTTGGAACATTACTGTTATCAATGATACAGATTTTAAGGTAAGAGATGCGTTTGAAAGATGGTCTAATGGTATTAACCAACACGAAGCTAATGTTGGAATTGCAAACCCTAATGATTATATGGCTGACATGATTGTTGAGCAACTCGACAAAGAAGGTAAAGCCGTTAAAAGATATGACTTTAGAGGAACATTCCCAACTAATATTGGAGCAATTGATCTTTCTTATGAAAATGAGAATCAGATTGAAGAGTTCACAGTAGAGCTACAGGTTAACTATTGGGAGTCAAATACTACTAGCTAAAACTAGTATAAATAGTATTAAAGGGAGGGGAATTAAACCTCTCCTCCCTTTTAATATTAAAAGGATAAATTATGGCAGAATTTTTCGGGTTTGAAATTAAGAGGGCTAGTAAGTCCCAAGAGCCTGTACGTCCATCATTTGTACCTAATACAGATGAAGATGGCGCAGGTGTCATACAGGCGGGAGGCCATTTTGGCGCATATCTCGACCTAGATGGTGACAGAGCAAAAAATGAGTTAGAACTCATTTATAAGTATCGCGATATTTCAACTCAACCAGAGTGTGATGCAGCGATTGAAGATATTATGAACGAAGCCATTGTTGGAGATCATGACGATTCTCCAATTCGTTTAGTTATGGACGAGGTAAAGGCTTCAGATAAGATAAAAGAAATTATACAAGAAGAGTTTGAAAAAATACTTTCACTCTACAACTTTAACAGTTACGGACATGATATCTTCCGTAGATGGTATGTAGATGGTAGACTACCTTATCATGTTATTATTGATGATAAGAATCCAAAAAATGGTATCAAAGAATTACGATATATTGACCCAACAAAGTTAAGAAAAGTAAAAGAGATTGAAGAAGAAAGAGATCCAAAAACTGGGGCAAATATTATTAAGAAACAACAGGAATACTTTTTATTCCAAGATACAGCAATGGGTAAATCTAATCAAGGTATTAAGATACACCCAGATGCAATTATTTACTGTACATCAGGTGTACTGGATTCAAGTAGAAAAAGAATTTTAAGTTATCTACAGAAAGCAATTAAACCAGTTAACCAATTAAGAATGATGGAAGACTCGCTGGTTATTTATAGAATCAGTAGAGCGCCAGAAAGAAGAATTTTTTATATTGATGTTGGTAACTTACCAAAGGGTAAGGCAGAAGAGTATTTAAAAAATATTATGGGCCAATATAGAAATAAAATGGTCTATGATGCTAAAACTGGTAATATAAAAGACGATAAGAAACATATGTCCATGTTAGAGGACTTTTTCTTACCTAGAAGAGAAGGCGGTAGAGGAACAGAGATTACTACATTGCCGGGTGGAGAAAATCTTGGACAGATTGATGATATTCTATATTTCCAAAAGAAATTATATAAGTCACTTAACGTACCAGTAAATAGATTAGAACAAGAAGCTAACTTTACACTAGGAAGAAGTACAGAAATTTCTAGGGATGAAGTCAAGTTTAAAAAGTTTATTGATAGATTGAGAAAGAGATTTAGCGATCTATTCAGACAGACACTTAGAACTCAACTATTGTTAAAAGGCGTTATTACTAAACAAGATTGGGACGAGTGGAAAGAATCAATTCAATTTAACTATATCGAGGATAATTACTTCTCAGAATTAAAAGAAGCCGAGATATGGAAAGAAAGATTTGATATGCTACAGTCTGTTGAAGATTATATTGGTAAGTACATTTCACACGAATGGGCTACTAAAAATATTCTTAAATTAGATGATGAAGCAAGAAAAGAGATGGACGATCAGATAAAAGCTGAGGTTGATGCAGGAATGCACAAGTCAGATGAAGATGATTTTTAAGTCTTTGAAATACATTTTTTTATAAATATATAAACAAGGAAAATTAATTATGAGTATTGAAAACTTAATTAGTAGTCTGAAAGATTCAGATAATATCGCTGCCGGTAAGGCTTTTGATAGTATCATGGCAGACAAAATGAGTGCAGCCCTTGATGCTAAGAAGATTGAAGTAGCATCTTCTTTGCAGGATAGACAAACTGATAATAACGAAGATCAGGAATAGTTAAATGATATCTTTTGCAGAACTTAGAGAAAAGACCGTTAGACTTGGTTCTGGCGAGAAAGAAGTCAAGAAGTATAAAGGTGGTAGGAGAAAGAAGATTGATATTCAAATTTCTCAGAAAGGCCGAAAGTTTTCCGTCTATGTAGATGGAGAAAAACTTGATGATAACTTTAAGAATGCAAAAGAGGCAGAAAAATCAGCTAATGATTTTATTAAGCTGATGGGAGAAGAGTCAGAATGAAGCTTATTGCAGAATATTTAGAAACTGACCTCGAGGTCATACAGGAAGCAAAGAAAGACGGATCCAAAGGATACGTCATAGAAGGTGTTTTCATGCAGGCCAATAGAGAAAACAGAAACAAAAGAACTTACGACAAGTCAGTATTAGAGGCTGCTGTTAGTAAGTACGTTAAAGAACAAGTAAGTACTGGTAGAGCAGTTGGGGAACTTAATCACCCTGAAGGCCCTACCATTAACTTAGATAAAGTTTCGCACAAGATCACAGAACTCCGTTGGGAAGGAAATGATGTTGTGGGGAAAGCATCAATACTTAAAACCCCTATGGGACAAATCGTTGAAGGTTTATTAGAAGGTGGTGTTAAGCTTGGTGTTTCAAGTCGTGGTATGGGAACTCTTGTAAACAAGAATGGCTCACAACATGTCGGCAAGGATTTTATGCTTGCGACCGTTGACATTGTTCAAGACCCGTCTGCGCCAGGTGCCTTTGTAAATGGCATCATGGAAGGCGTTGATTGGGTATGGAATAATGGAGTACTTGTTGCACAAGACATTGAAGAAATTGAGACTGAAATAAAAGAGGCTAAACGATACAACTCAGACGTTGAGATCAGAGCGTTCAAAAATTTCCTCTCTAAATTAAACTCTAAAATATAGGAGACGCATTATGTCAATCGACAATGAAAAAGTAGAAAATGCTTTAGTTGAAGACATTGCTAGTGAAGAGCTAAGTCAAGAAGAAGAGCTCGTTGAAAATGAGAATTTAGACGAGGAAGTTGATCTTGATGAGGGCAAAACTGCTAAGTCAGAAGGCGGCCATGAGGACGACGAAGACGAGGAAGAAGAGCACGAAGAGGACGTCAAAGAAGACGCACCAGTTGTTGATATTCCAAAAACAAAAGCAGGAGTAATCCAAGCTGCAGTAGAAATGTTGAAGAAAGCACGTAAAGAAGATGCACAGAAACTTTACGCAAAAATGGCAAAAGTTGACGAAGGTGAAGAAGAAGATTCAATCGCTTCCGTTGATAAGGCTAAGAAAGTCACTAAAAAGGCACCAGTTCCTGGTGTTAAGGCTAAGGTCGAGTCTGTAGACTTTGATGAAGACCTAGATGCATTGGTTAAAGAAGAAGCAACTCTTTCTGAAGATTTCAGAGGAAAAGCAGGAGCTATCTTTGAGGCCGTACTTACATCTAAGTTGACTCAAGAAGTTGAAAGACTAGAAGCCGAGTATGTGCAAAATCTTGAAGAAGAAGTATCTCAAGTTCAATCTCAGCTAGTAGAGAAGGTAGATTCTTACCTTTCATACGTTGTTGAAAATTGGATGAAAGAAAATGAAGTCGCAGTAACTAACGGTCTTAGAACTGAAATTGCTGAAGAGTTCATGGCTTCACTTCAAAAAGTGTTCGTAGAACATTATATTGATGTTCCAGAAGGTAAAGTGGACCTTGTTGATGATTTATCAGAGCAAGTATCTGAACTAGAAGGGAACCTTAATAAATCAACTGAGGATAATATCAGATTACACGAGCAAGTTCAAGAACTTGAAAGAGCAAATGTAATTAGAGAAAATTCACAGGGTTTAGCTGAAACAGAAGCTGAGAAATTGGCATCTCTAGTTGAAGATATTGATTTTGATAACAGAGAAACTTTTGATATTAAAGTTAAAACTGTTAAGGAATCATACTTCACTAAAGAAGTTAGTGAAACAGCTGATGAAGTAAATAGTCTTGCTGGAAGTGATGAGGCTCCTGCCGCAGAACTTTCTGACTCAATGGCTAGATACACACAAGCTATTAGTAAAAATTATTCATAAACATAATATAGGGGAAACTAAAAATGTTTAATGCAGACTCACAACTCATGGAAAAATGGGGTCCTGTACTAGATCACGAAAGTGCTCCAGGTATTCAGGATAAATACAAGAAAGCTGTTACAGCTAGATTGTTAGAAAACCAAGAAGTTGCTCTTCAAGAAGAAGCAGCTCAAGCAGGTGGTAACTTCATTTCAGAAGCAGCAGCTGCTAACAATGTAGGCGCTGGTATGGGCGCTACTGCTGGTAACATCAAAGGCTTTGATCCAGTATTGATCTCTTTAGTAAGAAGAGCAATGCCAAATCTTATCGCTTATGATATTGCTGGTGTACAACCAATGACTGGTCCTACTGGTCTTATCTTTGCAATGAAGTCTAAGTATGGTTCACAAGCTGGATCAGAAGCCTTCTTTGATGAAGCAGATACAGACTTCTCAGGAAGTGGTAACCATGCAGCTGGTCCAACTGGTCTCGAAGGAGAAACAGACGGATCAGGTAATGATGGTGTCCTAGGTGATGACCTAGCAGATACAACTGTTTCTTTCGGTGAAGGTATTGCTACTGCAGACTCAGAAAGATTAGGTGTTGGTGAATCCGGCGACGGAACTTTCGGC